GTTGCTAAGCCACCCATATTCGAACTTGCTAATAGATAGGTATTTGTATAAGCTAAATTAAAAGGCTCAAACAATGTGCCTCCATCTCCGCCGCCTGATCTTGAACCGATAGATCTTCTAAATATTCTACGGACTTCTACAATTTCATTTGGCAATGTATACTCATTTTGATCAACTACTGTAGGCATGAAGAAATAACTTTCCTCAACTGAATTATCTGATCTTTGACGAAATCTAGTTAGTGCTTTGTCTAATGCTGTTTCATAATGTACTGGATCAAGTTCAACATCGACCATGCCTCCGCCTAACATGTTGTAAACATAGTCAAATACTTCTTGTTTCTTAGTTTTAAGTGTTGCCATACGAAAAGTTCTCCACAAGTATTTATCGTTCGATAAATATGTATATGCCAAGACTATCTTTATATAAACCCGAGAAGGGCAAAGATTACGAATTCATAGACAAACGTATCTATGAAATGTTCACTGTAGGTGGCACAGATATCTTTGTACACAAATATTTGGGGCCAAAAAACCCCGATGAATCAGATGCTACTGCTGATCAACCTCGATACGATGCTGTAAAAGAAACAAACATACAGGATATGTTGTTTATGGAAAACAGAGATCGTAAATATGATCCTGATATCTATAGTATGCGTGGTATCTACAATGTGCAAGATATTGACTTTAATATGAGTCAATTTGGATTGTTTTTAAGCAATGATACATTGTTTATGACTATACATATCAACAGTAGTGTAAAAACTCTTGGAAGAAAAATTATGCCCGGCGATGTTATTGAGTTGCCCCATTTAAAAGATCAACATGCTTTGAATGATTATACAGTTGCACTTAAAAGATATTATGTTGTAGAAGATGTTAACAGAGCAGCTGAAGGATTTTCGCCCACATGGTATCCTCACTTATATAGAGTTAAATTGAAACAGATCGTTGACAGTCAAGAATTTAAAGAAATACTTGATTTGCCGATGGAGGCAGACAATCCAGGTAGTGGAACATTGCGAGATTTATTATCGACATATGAAAAAGAGATGCAAGTTAATAACGCAGTGGTAAAACAAGCAGAAGCAGATTCAGCTAAGTCGGGATATGATACAAGTCATTTCTTTAGTTTACAAACAGACGATAACGGTGAAGTTGAACTTGTTACTACAGATACAAATGAATTAGATACTAGCACTAATAACGAGCTCGCAGATAGAATAATGCAAACTCCTGATAGAGAAGGCTATCAAGGATATCTACTAGGAGATGGTATACCAGGAAACGGTGAAGCATTTGGGCATGGTATTGGTTTTCCTTCTGGTAGTATAGAAGGAGATTTTTTCTTAAGGACAGATTTTATGCCAAATAGATTATTTAGATATGACGGAAGACGTTGGGTTAAACAGGAAGATTCGGTCAGAATGACACTAACAAACACTAACACTAGAAGTCATCAAAAAGGTACATTTGTTAACAATACTAACAGTGGCGAAATTGGTGGCGAAACTGTACAAGAAAGACAGAGTCTTTCTAAAGCACTCAGACCAAAGGCTGACAATTAATGCAACATTTTTATGACGGGCAGATAAGAAGGTATATCACTCAAATTGTGAGATTAATGAGCAATTTTTCTTACAAAGATGGCAGTGGTAAATTGACAGAAGTACCTGTAATGTACGGAGACATAACTAGACAGGTTGGACACATCCTTAGAGACAATTCAGAAAATAAAATACCAAGTGCGCCAAGAATGGCTGTATATGTCACTGGTCTTGAAATGGATACTACAAGACTAGCTGATTCCAGTTATGTGAACAAATTAAATATACGTGAACGTGCATATGATTCTGATGGCAATGAGTATCTAAACACAGAAGGAAAAAACTACACAGTAGAAAGATTGATGCCTACTCCCTATACTCTTAGTGTTAATGTTGACATGTGGACTTCGAACACAGATCAAAAATTACAAATTATGGAACAGATATTAATGCTTTTTAATCCAAGTCTTGAAATTCAAACTACAGATAATTATGTAGATTGGACTAGTCTAAGTGTTGTAAATTTAGATACAATTAATTTTAGTTCTAGAAGTATACCAATTGGTACTGAGAGCGAAATAGATGTTGCTAGTTTGAGCTTCAAAACTCCTATATATATTTCTCCACCTACAAAAGTAAAACGTTTAGGCGTAGTTACTAGTATTGTGCAGAGCATATATGATGAATCAAAAGGCACTATTGAATTAGATTTGAGCAAACCTCAAGGAACTTTAAATGATACTGTTGTACCTAGCGCAGATTTACGCACAAATGTATTCATTAAACCAACCGGAGAAATAGACAAAGCAAAAAATACTAAAGACATATTCCAAGAAGATGCTACACTGGTAATAAGCAATACTTTTAAGGATTACGATCTATTGGTAATGACAAATAGTGCTAAGATTATAAGACGCGGTGTAGTAGGAACTGTAAAATGGGAGGCATATACTAAGGCTTTTCCTGAAATTTTCGAACCAGGTATTACAGAACTTAGATTGAAGCGTAAAGATACAGATAACGAGATATCAGGTACAGTTGCTATAAATTCTACAGATTCAACAGAATTAATTGTAAACTGGGATAGTGATACATTACCGAGTGATACTATAATTACAGGTCCTACAGGTGATGCAAACAAAATAAATTATATAATTGATCCTACAAAAACTAGTCCAGTGTCTTTAAGAACCACAGGAACGCGAATTCTATTACTTGGATCTGGCATAGGCGACGAAACCAACACTGATGGTGCAGATGATTGGAAGAATGCTGATGGTACAGATTTTATAGCAGGCGAAAACGACATTGTAGAATGGGACGGATCACGCTGGTACGTTGTATTTGATTCTAGTGCATCTACAGATACTATATATACTACTAACTTAAATACTGGAATACAATATAAATGGGATAACGGCGAATGGATATTGTCATTTGAAGGCGAATATCCACATGGCACTTGGCGTTTAAAATACTAGCATAATTAATAGTATGAACCAGATTATTTGTAGCGGTGCTCTATTATACACCCTTAAAACTAAAAGATTTTTGTTTTTACATCGAACCCAAGGTAAACAAAACAATTTGTGGGGATTAGTTGGCGGAACTAATGAAGGTAAAGAAACTCCTTGGGAAAGTTTAAAAAGAGAAATCACTGAAGAAGTAGGCAGTGTAGAAATAAAAAAAACTATACCATTAGAAACTTTTATTTCTAATGACAGCAAATTCAGTTTTCATACTTATTTGTGTGTAATTGAAAAAGAATTTATACCAATTCTTAATAAAGAGCATGATGGATATGCCTGGGTTAATTTTGGAAAATGGCCTAAGCCTCTACATCAAGGGTTAAGGAATACATTAACAAGTAAAATTAATCAAACTAAACTAGAAACTGTTTTTAAGTTAATAGATCTACTGGAGTAAAAAATGAAAGATACAAACGTTGTGAACCATGATTGGGGCAAGGAAATAATTTGGGCCGATTATGTATCGCATGGAAGCAAAATAATGCTGTTTGAAAAACAAGGTGGAAAAACACCATTTTATTTTAATAAAACTATAGAGAAAACATGGTTTGTAAACGGTGGTAAATTTAGTATAAAATGGGTTGATACAAAAGATGGTAAAATGTATAAACAAGAACTGCAAGAAGGTTCAGTATTTCATGTTGAAACTCTCAAGCCTTGTTCTTTAGAATGTCTGACCGTAAGCGGAAGTATTACTGAATCAAACAGCGGTCGAGCCGAAAATGATGTTTATATAACTTTGGATAAGACACACTTCTAATGTTAAAATTATCACAAACAAAACAATATCAAAAAGATATAAAAAAATTCCAGCAGTGTATTGCTAAATTAACCAAACCAACATTAAAAACAGAGTATGAACAGATCTTAAAGGATTTTATACATCAATGTACTTTAATAGATAATGCTCATAGTTCTGAATATCACAGGCGTATTAAACCTGTAAATGTTAGAGAAAATGTGATTGAGCTTGCAAGATTAAGAAAAAAACTAAAAGACTTCTTAAATTAAACTAAATCGTTTCACAACAATCTGTCCGACCATCGGACCATGTGCTGTACATTGATATCTATATGTACCACTTAAAGATTCAGGTATTCTCCAATATAGATGCCCTCTATCCGGATCATGACTAACACCGTCTACAACTTGTTCAGTGACATTGCCGTCATCGTCTACGTGAAATACTCCAGTCGATACAGGATTACCAGTTGAATCTTGAATTTCTGTAGGATGCCCAGCTGCATTTGATAAATCAAAACATATAGTAGTTCCTGATAGAGCATAAATTGTTGGGTTGTTTCCTGAATAATGACTGTTAAAATTGTATGCTGTAAATCCTACGGCAGTTGTTCTTAGAGTAACAATCGCATGTTCAAAAACTCCATCAATAGATAAATTATTTGCATTTTGTGCGTCAGTAGTATCTTTGAATCTACTAACACCAGCAGAGACATTTGATGCTATAGTAATAGTATCAGTGCCAGCATTTGTAGTTATTGAAATTCCATTTCCTGGTACGAAGGTAACTGTATCTGTGGTTGTATCTGCAGATATTGTAGATTGTGCTGGTACAGTTTGTACAGCTATATTACTAAATGCATTTTGGTTAGGGTCACCTCCACCTACGCCAGCATCTGCTGGTGTCCAAGCCGCTCCATTCCATGCAAGAACTTGATTAGTTGAAGGAGATGCTGTAGTAGTATCGACATCGCTTAAAGCATCTATACTAATACTGTTTAGGTCAGAAGCAACTACTGTATAATCTGTAATATAACTTTGTAAATCGCTTATTTGGCTTTCTGTTATGCTTAGAGCAGACTGGTGTTGTGTTACACTACTTTGAGTAATGTTAGCATCAGGAACATTTGCCCATACAACTGCGGCAGAAAGATCGTTTATTTCCGTGGTTAATGCTCCTATTCCGGCTGCTGTAGGTGGCGTAAATTTAAACTCTCCTGTGGTATTGTTGTAACTTATTGCACCATTACCACTTGGAGTATTTTCAACACCTATACTAAAACTATCAAGTGCTACAACACTTGGAGTGTTTGATAAGTTGGCGTAATCTAAGTAATACGCACTGTCAAAACCATCAAGTGTATCTGCATCTGTGCCTGCTCCACCTGTTGTTGCATCAGCGCCTGGCGCCCAGTTATTACCATTCCACTTGAGCACTTGTCCTGTACTAGGTGCACTACTTGTTGTATCAACATCTGATAAAAAATCTATACTAAAAGCACTCATATTGATTGTAACATTATCTGTATCAGTTGCAATCGCTGTTGTTATATTTGTGCCGCCTAAAATATTTAAAGTATCCGATGCAGTATCTGCTGTTGTTGAACCTTCATCCGCTGTTATAGTTTCAAATATATTTTGTGTGCCTGCAGATGCATTAATTGTAAGATTATTTCCTGAAATTGATGTAGTAATATTACTTCCACCTAGTACGTTAAGAGTGTCACTTGTACTTTGTGCTGTCCTAGAGCCGTTATCTGCTGTAAAGGTTGAAAATATGTTTTGTGATCCGCCACCTGCTTGACCATTAATAGTAAGTGTATCACCGACTATTTCTGTAGTAATATTGCTTCCGCCAGCTATCGTTAATGTGTCATTGGCTAAATCAGCAACTGTAAATCCTGTGTCTGCATCAAATCTTGTAAAAACATTAACACCAGCAGCGGCAGTTGTTACATTCCAAGCTGTGCCGTCCCATTGCCATGTGGTTGTTCCATCTGTAAATGTGTCATTTAGTTGCGGACTATCTGGAAAATTTAATGCCATATGTGTTTCCTCTAAGTATTTACCGTTATATTATTCATAGAAAAGTTACCTTTGGTTTGCACCGGTTGTCTACCATATCTGTTGAACAACATTCTATTAGGCGAACCCATTAAACTTGTTGAAAAAGCACTATAGTCTACATCACTACCTGTTTCATACAATACATTTTTTGCTTCTTGTTCAATTCTTGTTTTCATTTGTGCTGGCGTCAAC